TACAGAAGTTTGCAAATGGTGGTATGGTAAACAGTATGAACAGATTCCCTCAAGCAGGACCCTTGGCCCGTCAGCCTTTTTCACGTGAAACAATGGCTCCTATGGGTTATGACAACGGAGGTGGTGTTACTGTTCCTATGCCAACTCCTCGTGCAGGATTAGAACAACCCCTTGATGAACGGTTCACGCAACCCGGTCCATACGACATGGGACCTTTGCAACAAATCATTCCAGAAGAAGAAACTTATCGAGATATGGTAGAAAGAAGTCTTGCTGGGGCTTTAGGTGATGATCGGCAAGCGTACCGTCGAGCGGGTAAGTTATTAGACGCGGCAGACCAAATTCCTGTTTTAGGAGACGCTACGGCAGCGGCGGATGTCCTGCAAGCCGTTAAAGATGTAGATCCTGTGGGTATTGGTATAGCTTCATTAGGAGTAATTCCCGGCGTAAAAAACATACGGGGCCTTTTTAAAAATAAGAAGTTTGATCAAACAACTCCGATTTTAGGAGGCAATAGGGAAGAACGTTTTAACCGAGCTGCTGAAATGGGGTTTGATGTAACAAGGCCCGTTTATCACGGCACTAACGTAAATTTCGACAGGTTTGATCAAAAACAACGAGGGACGTACACCGGGGCTAAAGACTCAAAATTAGGGTTTTTCTTTACAGACAATCCAAAAATGGCCTCAACTTATGTTGAAACTGATTTAGAACCCTACGCTACTACAAAAAACTTTTTGATTAAGGCGGCAGAAAAAGTCACAAAAGGGTTTTATGGGAAATTCAACGATACGTTACTGAAAACGTTAGGGCAGCAACCCCTAACCCCTGAAGCTCCTCAAGTCCTTCCTCTTTTTTTAAGAAGAGGTAAAGAAAAAGTAATTTCACGAATTCCTGATTCACAACAGAACGAGTATAAAGAAGAGTTTTTTACCCAAGAACTTAAAAAGGCACAGGAAGAGGGTTACGACAGTGTTACTTTTAAAGACATAGACGATGTTTTATGGCGAAAAGGACAAGAGAAGCCGGAACAATTAACGGGTGATGTAACTATTGTTTTTGATCCGGCAAATGTTCGATCTGTTAATGCAGATTTTAATCCAGATTTTAAAGATTCTGCGGAGCTGTTAAAAGCACAAGGTGGAGAAGTCCAAAGCTTTCAAACAGGCGGTACTGTTTTTGGTGTTCCTGATTTTACTGGGCGATTATATACCCAAAATGAAGAAGAGGACGTCACCGCTGCCGAAAACCTAGCAGCCACGACCCAAGAAACAACAATGCCTGCGGGATTAAACCGTCTTCAACAAGAACTAGTAGCCTCCGGCGATCTTCAGCTAGAAGATCTGGGTTATCCAAAAAACACGGTTAAGGGTACAGACCCCACGGTTACTTCTGTATTTCAGACTACGACCCCGGCAGAAGATTTAATTGACGCCACTACCGAAACCACGACTGAACCAGTAACCGAAACCACGACTGAACCGGTAATTACTACAACAACTGAGCCAGTAACCGAAACAACTACGACAACTGAGCCAGTAACCGAAACTACAACAGAACCAGTAATTGCTACGACGGAGCCGGTAATTGCTACGACGGAGCCGGTAGTCACGGAACCTCTTACCCCGTGGCCCACGACGACAGATACCACGACTGAGCCGGTGATTGAAACGACAACTGAGCCGGTAATTACAACTACGACAGAACCCGTGGTAGACACGTCTCCACTAGTAGTCACTGAACCGTTGGCCTCGGAAGAATTAGCGACCACTACGGAGGGAGAGCCTATTTCTTTGGTGCCTTCTCCAACAGCAGAAGATGTACCGATGTTCACAGTTCAAGACCAGCCTGACGCACCGGATGAGCAGCCTTTTGTACCGATAACCGGGGTTTCTCCAGATCTTTCTGTTAACCAGTATCTGGATACCACGTACCAGACTGGATATCCCACGACTCAGGGCATGGAGATTAAAGAGTCTTTGATCCCGGGTCAGGAGTATTCAGCCGAGCGTCTTGCGGCAGGTGAGATGATTGACGTGATTAAGCCGGATCTAGGGTCGGGCGCAGAGCTTCCTAGCGTTGATTTTTCAAACATAGGTTTTGGAACGCCAGAAGAAGAAGTAGAAACCGAGCTGTATGAAAAGCCTGAGTTTATTTCGACAGACCCGACCACAGGCCAAGACCCTGACTTTGCTTCGGGTCCCACCCCTCAAGATTTTCTTGCTGACTCACGAACAGGTGATCCAATTAATTGGAAAACGGTTGGTGAGGGCACAATGGATTTTCTTACGAACCCCTTACGCGGTTTAGAAGGACTTGCGAGTAACGTAGCAGATCGAATTTGGTCAAACAGACCAGAATTCTTTTTATCAACACACGTTAAAAACGCGGACGGTACTTTAAAGTTAGACACTAACGGCAAGCCCATAAGAAGAAATGGAATGGGCACGTTGATTAATCGTGTTCTGGATAAAATCTATGAAGAGCGTCCTAATATCTTGTTTAAAGAATACATAAACGAGGGCGAAGAATTAGAAGGTGAGGTCTACGGTACGTTACGAGATAAAACTAAACCCACGGAAGAAGTTTCTGATAAAACAGAAGCTGGCCAACAGACCTTTTTAGATAGACTTTGGAGTGGTCTTGGTGAAGGGTTGAACATGATGAACCCTTTTAAATACCTACAAGGCGGAGACCAGCAGTTTGTAGGGGAACAGCCTATGTTTCCAACCACGACGCCCGTTACACTAACGGACGTGACTTTTGATGAAGAAGGTAACCCTGTTTTTACTAATAAGAGGTTTCTTGGTGAAATACAGGGCACTAATTTGTCAGCAGCACAACGTCGTCAGTTTTATGACTTTTATACCAATCTATCAGATTATGATCGCGCTGTTGCAGACCGGGCAAGATCGCCTGAATACAAAGCTTTATATGACAGTATGAATTTTGATGCGGAAGGCAACGCTACCGCAGAAACCCCTTATGATGCTCAACTTCAATTGCTTAACTTCGTAGACCCAGAAGGAACGTCTACGATCCCCTCTGTAGTAACTGCTCGTAACGAAGAAAAACGAATAGCTACAATGAAAACTAATATGGCTGAAAATGGTTATACCGAGGAACAAGTTTACGAGCTAGGTCAAAAAGCCTTGCAGGGTGATGTAGCCGCTATGCAAGATTTAATGGCTTTGCAGGGTCGTAGCCAAGATTTTATTGACACTTATATTAGAAGCTTTGAAAGAGCGCAGCAGGGCGGAAGAGCAAGAGAAGCTTACGAAATGGCCAGCGGTGGCGCAAATCGTTGGGGCACTGCAAGAATGGGGTCTATTCAAGAACGAGGTTCTGGGTTTTCTTCGGGAAGTTATCACGTAGGTAGTGGGGGACAAGGGGTACAGTATTCTGCTGTTCCAAACGAACCTGATGCAGCCACAAGAGGCGGTTGGCGAGGAACACAAAGCATTGTTGCGGGCACAGGCCGACTACCAGCCGCTGGCGGAAGCTGGGGCGGACTTAATCCGTTTTTTGAAGTTCCGCAACCCGGCGATCCCATGTATGCGGATTATTTAATGGATACGATGGGTCCGGGTAAAAACTTTGAAAACGAAATACAAGCCATGGTAGAGCGGGATCTTCCTTTCGTTCAGGTAACTGATGGTCAAGGAAACGGTTACCTGATTAACAAAGAAACCGGTGATATTATGTTTGGTCCGTTTCCTGTAAGTGACACTGATACTGGCGGAGGCGGTGGTACAGGACCCGGAGGCGGTATGGCAGAGGGTGGGCCGGTTGTGCGTAATGTCGGAGAAGCTGAAGGCATTGCAGGGTTGTTTGAAGACATGATGGGTCCCGGTACAGTAGATGAAACAGAAAGAGTATATGAATACCCCGGAGGTACGATGACTGAGCGCGTATCCCGTGGTTCCTTTAATTTGAGGACAGGCTAATGGCAAATGGTGATAGACCCCCGGTTTCGTTGATAGACCGAGGTGCAACGGGACTAAACGACGAAGACCTAGAAGCCGTTGAAGTTGAGTCGATTGTAAATAATTTAGAATCTGAAGCTTTGCCTGAAGGCATTGAGATCATTACGGAAGACGATGGCGGCGTAACGTTGGACTTTGACCCGATGGTCAATCGGGAAAGGGAGGACGACTTTTACGCTAACTTGGCTGAATTCATGGATGATCGTGAATTAGGCAGCGTAGCCAACGACCTGATGGAACAGTATCAAGCTAATAAGTCTTCTCGTCACGACTGGGAAGAGGCTTACTCCAAGGGTTTAGAGCTGTTAGGTTTCAGTTACGAAGAAAGAACGCAGCCTTTTCGCGGAGCTACCGGGGTAACACACCCTCTTTTAGCTGAAGCAGCGGTTCAATTTCAAGCCCAAGCTTTCAACGAGCTACTGCCTGCAGACGGCCCTGTTAGAACTACGGTTATGGGAAGTCAAACCCACGCAAAAGAAGAGCAGGCGCAGCGGGTCCGGGACTTTATGAACTACTACATCACTAATGTGATGGAGGAATACACGCCAGAATTCGACCAAATGCTGTTTTATTTACCTTTGGCGGGTTCTACCTTCAAAAAAGTATACTTTGATGATGCTTTAGGGCGTCCAGTAAGCAAATTTGTGCCTGCTGAAAACTTGGTTGTGCCGTATGACGCCAATGATCTGGAAACCTGCCCGAATATTACCAACGTTGTGCGTATGTCACTTAATGATTTGCGAAAACAACAGGTAGCAGGGTTCTATCGGGACATACCGGTGCTTCCTTCACAGGCTCATTCAGACAGTTTGACCGATGAAGAGGACTATTTAAGCGGGATTCAACCATCAAACATTGAATATGACTGCACTTTACTGGAATGCCATGTTGATTTAGACCTTCCGGGGTACGAAGAAAAGGATGAAGACGACGAAGAGACCGGAATCAAGGTCCCGTACATTGTAACAATCAGTGAAGATAACGGTCAGGTGCTGTCTATCCGCCGTAATTACGGTGAAGATGACCCGTTAAAGGCTAAAACACAGTATTTTGTCCATTATAAGTTCCTTCCCGGCTTCGGATTCTATGGAATGGGCTTGATTCACACCATTGGTGGCCTTTCTAGGACGGCAACCGCTGCATTAAGACAATTAATCGATGCTGGAACCCTTTCTAACCTCCCAGCGGGCTTTAAAG